GTAAAGCAGTTTTTGCTCTCCTACTGGAAGTACGACGTTGTGTTTGAGGAAATTAGGGTCGTTGGAACTCGCCTGTCTCTTGACATTTATAATGCAAATAAAAAGATAGCGATAGAGGTTCAGGGCAAACAGCATCAGACTTACAACCCATACTTCCACGGTAACGACCGGCGAAAGTGGCTATCCCAGCTTCGCCGCGACGATTTAAAGCTGCAATTTTGCTTGACAAACGGGATAAAGCTGGTAGAAATCTACGAGACAGACCTTATCTGCAAAGAGACCTTCGAAAAACAAGGAGTCATTTTATAATGAGCGAATCCTCAAAGGATAAAGAATTTCTATTCCCACCAGAAATGGTGGAACAGATCTATGAACTCTCTGGCGGCGCAGAGAACTTCAAAGGTCTAATCTTGTGCGTTTGCACACAAAACGGCGTGCCTCAAATCTTCACTAGATTTGATTCTGTAGTTACTTCTCTTGGGCTTAAAAAAGCCCTTGAAGAATACCTGAACTCTGAAGAGATGGATGTTAGAGACGACGAAATCTAATGCTTTATTCACTAGAAGTAGAGAAGCAGCTTTTAGCTGGCCTCATCCAGCACCCAGACGCATACGCAGAGATCTGCGATTTCATTTCTGAGGCTGACTTTTATTCCGAAGAAACAGTAGTCCATAAAACGATCTACCATATTCTTCGCAAGTGCATGGAGGGTAACGAAAAGCTTGACGAGATTATTATTGCCCAGCGAATTAAGGAGATCGGAATATCCTTTGAGGATAATATTGATATCTTTGATTACCTCCGCTCGCTCGCCCTAAGAAAGACCAACAAATCCACCGCAGTTTCTGCGGCGAAAGAGATTAAAAAATACTCTATTCGCCGCACAATCCACAGGTCAGCCTTGGATGTTGCGGACAAGATGAAGAAGATCGCCCCCGATTCTTCATATCAAAAGATCATCGAAGAGGCTGATTCGGCATTTAATAAGACAATTAATCTTTATGAAAACAATGATGAAAAGCCTGTTAATATCTTTGAGGAGATGGAGAATGTCATTGAAGAGCGCGGCAACAACCCTATTACTGAATTTGGCTTCTTGGGGCCATTCCCAACTGTTAACAAGATTTACGGCTCTCTTCTGAGACCCGGTAATATCTCAGTTATCGTTGCCCGATCCGGTGTAGGTAAGACTCTGCTTGCCCTTAACTATTCTACAAAGGTTTCGGCTAAGTACGATGTTCCAGTTCTTCACTTTGATAACGGAGAAATGAGCAAGGAAGAAGTGATTATGCGGCAATGCGCTGCTCTTAGTCACGTTCCTGTTCACTTGCTTGAGAGCGGTCTCTGGCGTAAAGCTGGAGCGGAAACTGTTGATAAGGTCAGGGCTACTTGGAATCAAATCAAGAACTTAAAGTTTTATTATTATAATGTCGGTGGTATGACCACCGATCAAATGATCAATAATCTTAAGAGGTTTTACTACTCTAAGATTGGTCGCGGAAATCCACTCATATTCAGCTTTGACTACATCAAACCCTCTGCTGATGCCGATAGCGGTAAGCCAGAATGGCAAGTCATTGGCGATATGTTGAACAAGTTCAAGAAGACTCTTCAGCGAGATATCGTTCAAGATCAGAAGCCTTGCATCACGATGTTCACTTCTGTTCAATCGAATCGAAGCGGTGTTACAACCAACAGAGCGGCAGACGCAATCAATGACGACGAAAGCATTGTATCAATGTCTGACCGCATCACTCACTACTGCTCTCATATGGCGATCCTTCGCCAAAAGACCGTTGACGAGCGGGCAGAAGAGGGTCAAGACTTTGGCACTCATAAATTAATTTTTGTTAAAAATCGATTCTTAGGATCTGACGTTGCCGGTGCTGTTGAGCCAGTCAGAATGCCAGATGGCACCTTGAAGCGTAATTTTATCAATCTTCGTTTTAACAACTTTGACGTTGAAGAGCGCGGCGATCTGCGCGATATTGTCCGAGCAATGGACACTGGTATCAGCCCACTTGAACAAAATAATGAACAGAACGATGTCCCAAACTTCAATTGATTCGTTTCAGCTGAAGACCTCGCTTGAGTCTTTGGGGTACAATCTTAAAGACTATGGAAGCTACTGGAGAACAAGAGCCCTTTATCGCGGTGGCGATAATGGTACAGCTGTAAAGATTTACAAGAACAGCGGCGTTTGGACAGACTATGCTGCCAATGGTTCCAAGAGCTATCCAATCCAAAAGTTAATTCAGCTTACTCTCAATACCAATGATCCTGTGGTAATAAATAAGTATGTAAATACTTCGTCCGAAGTTATTATCCAATCAGAGCCAAAACAGAAAATAGAAATGGAAAAGATCTATCCAGAATCACTGCTTTCAAATCTTTTACCCCACCTTGATTTTTACGAGAAGAAGGGTCTGTCCAAAGATACTCTTAATTTTTATAAGTGTGGATACGCTACGGCTGGTCAGCTTTTCCGAAGGATTGTATTTCCTATTTACAATTCATCTGGGCAAATTCACGGCTTTTCTGGACGGGCAATTTTCTGGCAGAAGGATTCCGAGTTCCCAAAATGGAAACATCTAGGAAAGCGCGCCGATTGGATCTATCCTTTGAATATGAAGAGAAATTCTTCGTATGAGGTTAAAGAGGCTATTGAAGCTAAGAGTTCTGTGATCATCGTGGAAAGCATTGGCGATAGTATGGCTCTTTTTGAGAATGGATACAAGAATAATCTTGTAACATTTGGTCTTGGAATTTCATCTAAGTTATGCGCTACGTTGGTCGCGCTGTCTCCAGAGAAGATTATTATTTCATCAAATAATGACGCAGAAGGTGACACTAATCACGGGTTGATTTCTGCCTGTAAGTCGTTCCTTCAGCTTTGCTCTATCTTCGACGCCTCAAAGATCGAGATTCGTCTACCGCTTAAAAATGATTTCTTTGATATGCACACCGCCAGAAACGAAGGCGAGTCCGATATCTTCTCTAACTGGGAAAATAAAAGCATAAATAAAGAACTCCAGATCAAAAAGATTCACGAAATTGCTATTGCCAATGGCTTTCCGCAGCTTCTGATTAGCCGAGCCAATAAACTCTTAGATCAAATTGTCTGATTCAAAACACACGGCCCTATCAGCTAGTAGGATAAAGACGCTTGAAAAATGCAGTTGGTCCTACTGGTGTAACTATGTCCTGAAGCTGCCAGACACCCCAAATGATGGAGCTAGCAGGGGGGATGTAGTCCACCTTATTCTTGAGGTTCTTTCACACCCAAGAAGAAAGAAATACGTAGATCAGATTCTGGAAAAAGGCGACATCTTCTGCATCAAGTCAGTTAAGTCGCTGACATTAAAGAGAGCCAGAAAGAATAAGGTTTCTGATCCAGATAATATTGAATCTATCAGGGAAATGACTCTTGTTGGGCTAAGCTACGACTTTTTTGGCAACGCTAAGAGAAAGCCTGTTCAAGATTGCAGCGAAAGAGAGTTTGATATTGTCGTTAACGAAGAGAACAAGAAGTACAGGATCAAAGGCTTTATTGACCGCTTCTTCGCTTATAAGGACAAAACGTCTGTAATTCGCGACTATAAGACCAGCAAAGCCGTATTCGCTGGCAAGGATGCCGAGGACAATATGCAGCATTTGATGTATACCTTGGCGTCAAAGAAGCTTGACCCAGAGCTTACTGCCCGTGTTGAATTTTTATTCTTAAAGTTTGACGTTTCAAAGGGCGGTGATGGCCTGCTAAAGATGGATCATCTGACGGATGAGGATCTTCTCAGTTTTGAATACCAGCTTACTGAGGTGCAGAAGGTAGTCGATAATTTCTCAGAAGCTGACGCCTATTCAAACTTTGCCGCCGATAAGCCGATGCCTTCTGATGGCTCGTTTAGCGGTAAACTGGCCTGTGGATTTGCCAAGAAGAAGGGTGAATTAAAGAAGGATGGTAAGCCAAAGTGGCATTGTCCATATAAATTCAGTTTTAATTATTACGCTCTCAGGGACAAGGACAATAAGATTATCAAAACATTCTTTGAGGACGATAAAGAAGAGGCGTTTAAAATAGCAAAGGGTGGGCACAAAGTTACGAAAGAATACTATGCAGGGTGCCCGAAACACTTGACACGGGATTGAAATCCTGTAAGATAGTGGGCATGATCCCACTATTCAAGTCTAGCTTTTCTGTCGGGAAAAGCATTCTGACTCTGGCAGAACCAGAAAAGCAGAAGAAGGACGGACCAGACAGCATCATTCAGATTGCCATAGAAAACAATCTGAAGACTCTTCATTTAGTAGAAGATTCTCTTACGGGTTTTTTGACTGCGTTTAAAACCTGTGCGAAGCACGATATCCATCTTAGATTTGGCGTTAGAATGGATATCTGCAACTCTTATGAGTCAGTAGACTCATCAAAAAGTAAGCTCATTCTCTTTGCCAAGAATGACGCAGGATTTAAAAGTATTAGTAAAATCTTTACATTCGCCAACACGGAGAAGGATAGCATCATCTCAAACGATGATTTGGCTACTCGCCTTACTGATGATGTTTTAATCGCGGTGCCGTTTTACGACAGTTTCGTTTGGCAGAACTGGCAGTTCTTTAAGAACTGTATGCCTACTTTCCTTAAAGACTTCGATCATGTTTTCTTTACGGAAGATAACAAGCTTCCATTTGACCCTGTTATCGGTGAGTCGGTGAAATCGCTCACCCCAACTCCGATTATGGTCAAGTCTATTTATTATAAGAATAGAGAGGACTACGAGGCTTGGTTGACTTATAAGATTGCCTGCAACAGAAGAATGGGCAAGCATCAAACTCTCTCTGCGCCAGAAATCAATGGCTGCGCTAGCAAAGAGTTCTGTTTCCAATCTTGGAAGGAGATGTCGTGAATACCCTTTTAAAACAAAATCTTAATCAGAAGTTTGTAGTATTTGATACTGAGACCGAAGGCTTGTCTTTGACTGCTTCGCGCCCTTGGCAGCTATCTTGGATCGTTTGCCAAGGCGATAAGATCCTTGAGTCTCACGATGAGTTCGTTCTGTATCCTGATCTAAATGTATCGCCAGAAGCAGCTAGAATAACCGGCTTTAATCACGCCGATTACTTGTCTAAGGCGAAGGCTCCGCTTGAAGTATGGCAGAGATTCGCACCTTATCTTTACGATAACAATAATCTGCTTGTCGGGCAAAATATCCTTAACTACGATATTTATATCCTAAACACGATGATGAATACAATCGGGATCAAGAATGATTGGAGTTTTTTGAGTCGATGTGTTGACACTCGTGCGCTGTGTACTGCAATGTTTAAGGGAATCCAACCATCTGGCGACCTCTTGCCTTGGCAAATGAAGCTTATGAATTTTTACGAGAAGGGATTGAAGACCAGTCAAGGCTTTATGCTGAAGCACTTTGCCATAGATCACGATCCAAGCAAGCTGCACAACGCGCTTTACGATATCACAATGAATTATAAGATCTTCCGTAAGCTTATTATGGAGGTAAACGTATGATCGATTTCAATAGCAGCTTCCAGAAGTACGAGCATCCAGTTCCGCCCGGTGTTCGTCTCCCCGAAATCAAAATCGATACCCGCCACTACGAGAAGCTTGGCGTCTCATCTTCTGTTTCTAATTATGAATTCCTCCGTCAACTCTGCCTCAAGGCAGTCAAAGAAAAAGGGATCGACAAGCTTGACAATAAAAAAGAATATTATGAACGAGCAAAGTACGAGCTTTCAGTTTTTGAAGAACTGGGCTTCACTGACTATATCCTGCTTAATTGGGACATTCTTAATTATGCTCACGAGCATAGCATTCCTACTGGTTATGGGCGCGGCTCTGCTGCTGGCTCGCTTATTCTTTTTCTTATTGGCGTTACCAATGTAGATCCGATTAAGAACGGATTATTCTTTGAGCGATTCGTTTCAAAGAGCAGAGCTAAGAAGATTGTCGTTGATGGGGTAACTTATCTCGATGGATCTCTGATGCCTGACGTAGATAATGATATCGAGTTCTCGCGTCGTCAGGATGTAATCAATTACATTAAGACAAAGTATTCTGGCAAGACCTGTAAGATCTTGACGATGAATACATTGACTGGCAAACTCTGCATTAAGGAGTG